TAAAATATGTTGGCACCGGCTTGATTGCAGATAGTGAGTGTGCTGCACACTGCACTGGTGGCCGAAGGCACTGTATACAGTGTGGTAGCCGTGTTGGCTGAGGGGTTGAGTTGTCCTAATACTTTGTATGTTGTTGGCATAATATTTTCCTTACATTCCTGCCAGCATCAATACGCTGGCCAAACTTACATCTCCAGAACCAGATCCTGCCGGTCCTGTTGCACCTACTGGTCCTGTTGCACCTGTGGCACCATCAATTCCTGCACCTGTTGCACCCTGGGGTCCTGTTGCACCTGTTGCACCTGCACCAGTTGCACCTGTTGGACCTGTTGCACCAGAGGCTCCAGTAGGCCCTGGGTCACCGGTAGGACCAGTTGGGCCTGTGGCACCTTGAATGCCTGTGGCTCCTGCTGTGCCTGTTGCTCCGGTGGCACCTGCACCTAATGGATTAAATTGGAAATTTACTAAACTTCCATTAGCAATTGAAAGAAAATCTGCTGTGATACTGGTAATGTTCAATAGATACACATTAGTGCTGCTGAGTGAAGCACCTGTTATTCTAACAACTTCGTTAAATCCTGTAGACACAAGTCTAGCAGACATGTATGCTTTTAGAGCACCAGATATACCAACTATGTCGTTAAAAAGTCCATCAAGAACAACACCATTAGCATCAGTCTTGTGAATATACAATTCATTGCCGCCAAGATTTAGTGAATATTGTCCAGCAGCAGGGGTTGTGGTAGTGGCTACTCGTGTCCAAGGATTACCTGAATTTAAACCAGTTGCTCCTACTGGACCTGTGGCTCCAATACCAGTGGCACCTGTAAGGCCGGTGGAACCTTCAGGTCCAGTGGCTCCCTGAATGCCTGTCACACCAGTGGCACCTGTATCACCCTGGATGCCTTGTGCACCTGTGGCTCCTTGCACGCCTTGTGCACCAGTGGCACCTGTAATGCCCTGAATGCCTTGTGCACCTGTTGCACCTGTCACGCCTGTGGCACCGGTATCTCCTGTGGGTCCTTGAACGCCTGTGGCACCTGTGGCACCAGTTTCGCCCTGTGCACCAGTGGGTCCTGTAGCACCAGTTGGACCCACAATGTCTCCCACGTCGTCCCAGTTGGCACCATCCCAAACATACAAGTTGCCATCAGCACTCACAATGAATGCGTCATTTTGGGTGTTGCCTGAGGCTGGCAAGTCACCTACTGTGGCCACTGTGCCACGCATGTTGATGCTGACACCTGGTGTGCCTTGTGGGCCTGTAGCACCTGTTGAACCAACAGCTCCGGTGGCACCTTGAACACCAGTATCGCCTGTGATGCCTGTGGCACCAGTTACGCCAGTTGATCCTGTCAAGCCTTGTGCACCTGTGGCACCTGTCACGCCAGTTGAGCCCTGGATGCCTGTTGCACCAGTTACGCCAGTGGCACCAGTGGGTCCAGTGGCACCTGTAGGACCAGTTGATCCTGTCACGCCAGTGGCACCTGTGGATCCTTGAACAGCAGCAGGACCTGGAGCACCTGTAGCACCTGTGGGTCCAGTGGCACCTGATGCACCAGCAGGTCCAGTGGCACCAATAATGGGCACACTGTCAGTCTGCACCTGAATGGGTGTGCTGACGGTGGTTACCACAACGTTGCTTGTGGCTTCAGTTACTGTGATATTGAGAGCCATTATGCAGCCTCCACCAATGGAACATATGAGGTGAGTTCAGTTGGATCGCCCACAGCAACATCAGGCTCCCAGCATTGGATAAAAGCCCAGCGATGTGTGTTGGTCTGTGGGTATGCTTCCCCATTGGTCCAGGTAAAGGCCACTACCACAATGGGCACGTTTTCACGTGCGTCGGGAATGATTGGGCCGTCATACATGCCCGCAGGTATTTTGAGTGCCACAGTGCCTGCAGCAGCGTTCAGCACAGCAGGAGCATTGCCGCCTGTGAGATCCTGAGCACTGAAACTGCCGATCACGCGGCTGTTGGTAAAATTGGGTTGACCCGTGTAGCGATTAAACGTGATAGAGTCTACTACCAGTGTTTGGTAGTCTGCTGAGAATGTCCAGCCTGTGACGTTGACTCCAAAGTTGTAGTTGAGTTGTTTTTGATCAGACGGAAATGCCTGCTCAATCTTGATTTGATCGGCACCGCCGATGTATTGTTGGAAGTCTAGGATTCCGGCCATATTGTTCTCCTCCGTGGGGATACTGCTGGCACTGTGGCACCAGCAGTGTTTTATTTAGTTAACTGGGCTGAATAGGCCAAATTGGACGGTAATTTTCTGGCAAAGGGTTAGGCAGTGCAGCCGTAATATCTCTCAGCTGTTGTCTATACTCAGCCCAGGCTGTGCGTTGTTCAGAAGTCAGGGGTGAGTCTGGCAGTTGTGTCCAGTCACTCAGCTGAAGTCTGACGTTTCTGTTGTTGCGAATTCTTTCAATTGCTAGTGGTCTTTTATACATGATTTGTTGGTGTGTTAGGCTGGTTCAATATGAGTGCCTTCAATAGCACCATATGTGGCAGGACCGTTTACAACAGTTTGCACTGCAAGAAATGTTGCTTCTGTTGTGTAGTATGTGACTTCAATATTGTAAGTTCCTGCCGTCAAATACACTGTCACATGAGCGTCTAGGTCATCATATACGTTGACACCAGAATAACTGGTTCCTGTAAATGATCCAGACACAAACGTGCCTGATCCTGGTGTGCCACCAGTAAACAGTTTGAGTTCAATAGCAGCATCTTGAGTAGGACCTGGTGTGCCTGATGCTCCAAAGTTGGCAAATATGCTGACCAGGTAGTTGCCTGGTTCAGTAACAGTAAAACTCATAGGTGCTGTGGTGGTCAACACAGTGTAAGCATCCTGAACCGGTGCTGAGCCGTCAACCAGCACTTTCTGAAAAGCAAGATTTAGGCCGCCACCCAATGCAGCACTAGCAGAGTCAAAGGCAGGGCCAAACAAACTATCGAACAGGTTGCCAAACACATTGTCCATGTCACTGTCGCCATCTAAGAATCCATCCAGGGCGGTCATCAGCAAGGGCAAGGCCAACTGCAAGGGTTCAAATTCACCAAACTCATCCAGCACTTCAGTGTCAAAACCAATGGCGTCTGTGACCTGCACAGGCACAAAGTTATTGAGGCTGCCCACATTGCTATACAAACTGCTGGTGGTTGAGTTCACAGCACGTGTCTTGGCCTGCAGATTGCCAGTGACCACTTTGTCATATTCATAACCAATGGTGTCACCAAAAGTAAAGTTGCCACCACCGCTGGCACGTTCAGTGGCCAACAGCACAAAAGTTGTGCCATCATCTTCGCTGAGCCAGAACTCCATGCCATTCACAATGCCTTCGGGCACTGTGCTCTCAATACTGACTCTGGGTCTCACGTCCTGACTGGTGGCAGTGATGGTGGGTGTGCCAGGTATGCCAATCTGACCAATGGTAATCAAACCGTTTTCGTCTGTGCGTGTGAATCTAAACAGGTCACCAGGATCATACACATTGGCATCATACTCCAGGGCAGTGATATTGAGTGCAATGTTGCCATCGTCTGAATCTTCTTCAGCAATGCTGATGATACGGAATATTTTGTTGGTGTAGCCCAGCACATCATTGGTGACATCAATTAGGCTACCGGCAGTGAGTCCCAGATAACTGTAGTCAGTCACAAACTGTATGACCTTGTCCACACGGCTTTGTTTGAGTTCGATCACACCCAAGAGTTCGGCCTGTGTGGGGTCATTCAGCACATCAAACACAATGTTCAGCTGGTTGTCTGGTTCGTTGGCGTTGCGATCCTCATCAGGTATCTCAACTGTGACAAAGTCCAGGTTGTCACGCAGGTCTATGTGTGGAAACTCTACCCGCACACTGTTGTAGAGATCTCTAAGTCCTGTGCCACTCACTGAGATGGGTCCAATAATGTTGCTGTTGTCAAAACTGGCCACGCTGAAACCAGCCTGATTAATGTTTACTGCCCAGCGTCCTGCATTGATGTCATAGGTCAGCCAGGCCTGTGCAGCACTGCACAGGGTTTCTATGTTCTGCATCACAGTGGCGTCAGTGCTGAGCACACCATTGATTTTGAACTGTGTTGCTAATTGTGTTATTCCGCTCATGCTTGATCCTTAGGTGCTACTGGGCACACGACGCACCAGGTAATAGTTGTATTGAACAGCAGGTGTGGTAGTTCTCAAGGTGTTGAAACTGACCACGCTGCCTGATAATAATTTGACGGAATCTCCGCCTGGGCATGTGCTGGTCCAGGCATCTGCTGTGCGGGTTTGTCCTGACACATCATTGATGGCTGCATCAACTCGCACAGCTTCTTCATAACTGGGCAAATACCAGTCGTCATGATCAAAAGTCACAGAGGCATTGGCACCTGCTCCAGTGGTAGCAGCATTCACAAGAGCCACTGCTTGTGGGTTTGTGCCCAATGCTATGGTGTTGGTATAACCATCCCATTCACTTGCAGCACTGGTGCCCAGGGCTGTCTGGTAAGCGATCATCTGTGTGTTGCCGGTGGCAGTGTTGGCAAATTGTGTAAAACTCACGTTGGCAACGTTGCCACCAGTGGTCTTGCCCAATCTAGCAATCAAGTGATAGTTGCTGGGGAATCCATCAATTGCCCTGAGATTGCCCACATAAAATCCACCATCACTGGTGGCACCTTGAGCAATGGCACTGTAACTTACAGGAATAGTGATGTTGGCAATTTCGGTGTTGTCCTGTAGGTTTCTGTTGACCACAATGGAAATATTGGCTGTGCCATTGCCACCACCATCAGCTAGGTTGGGAGTGTATCTCACCGCACCGCTTATGGCTGGTGTAAGTTTGTTGTTGAGGTCAGTCAGAGTCAAATTGGTCAGAGTGATCACATTGCCTTCAGCACCCACTGCTGGATTAGACAATTCATTACCGAGACTTATGTTGCCATGTGCCATTACACCACTGTCAACGCTAAACGTAGCAGTGTAATTTTGAAACACAGTGTTTCCGCTGCCGCCAATATCGTCTATGTCAGTGATCAAGAGTCCTGGTTTGACCGGAGTCATTAGAGTGCCTGCAATACTGGCAGGTGCAGAGTATTCTGAATGTGTGCTGCCGATTGAGATTGCAATGTTGGCATTGCCATGATTCACAGTGGTGTTGTTGATTCGGTCATGCTGCTGTTGGCGATACTGCAACACAATGGGTCCTGTGTAATCATATGGAGCACGATAATACACTCCCTGAGTATTGATTACGCTATTTAGATCGTCACGTGGCCAATATTGCCATTCAACACTGTTGACATAGCGTGGAGTGCTGGTGCCTGCTGCCACCCAACCTGTGTTCAACACTGTGGCGTTGGCATCTGCTCCCGAACTCACAGGTGCATATGTGGTTGGGTTTGACAACACGTTATACAGTGCAAAATAACCAGGATTGGTTGCAGGATCAGGTGTGACCTGATAGAATCCGCCGCTGTAGCTCATGGCCGTTACCGTGGCTGCATTGGGATGCTGGCTGGCTACCACGTTGGCTGTGCCCAGGCCTGCCAGCAGCACCACTGTGTCTTCACCTATTGTGTGGCTGGTGGTCACATTGTATCGCGGTGTGGAGTTGGCAAATATCACCAGGGCAGTGCCAGGTGAGGTAGTGCCATTATAAACGTTGGCAGTTTGTTCGATTAATTCGCCGTCACGACCAATCTTGTTTTGTCGGTAGAATGTGGTAGCAATAGCATCACCTGCTTTGATTTCCACAGTGCTGGCATCCCCATTGCGTTGACGCCAGGCACGTGTTCTAGCATTCCAGATGGGTGCTGTCACACCCGATTCTTTGTAACTGGCAAAACTAGTGGTCACTGAGCCTGTGTCTTGTGGCTCACGTTCAGGTGTGGTGCTGTAGTTATACTGCACACCATCAATCACAAAGTGACCTTTGGGATTGGCAGTGGAACCATCAAGTCTGCTGAGTGTGATGTTGTATTCAGCATCAACCTCAGTGTCTGTAATGTTGGCAGTGGTAAACGATGTGTCATACTGTTCCCAGACAGCAATGTTGCCCAGACCCACTTCAGCATGTGTGGTGCCAGCCTGGCAGGTCTGACTCACTGCAGTCACAAGACCTGACACAGGATTGGTCAAACTGTAGTCCAGGCTGAATGTTGCATTGGTGTCACTGGTGGGAGTGAGTGTGATGTTGGCCAGGTGTGCATTGACGTTGGCTTTGGTGCCGTTGATGGTCAGCACTTTGGTTTGTGTGTTGAATGTGCTGTTGGCTGTGAGCGTGGCATTGGCCGACGACAGACTAAACACAGGTGTGGTCACATTGGGTGTGATCACAATGTTGTAGTTGCCAGGTCCTGACCAAGCATCAGTGATCTGCGGTGCACCTGTGATCACTTGCACAGCATCTTCAATGTAGTTGAATGTGCTGGGTGTGGAGATTTCACTGCTGGTGTTGCTGATGGTCACATTGATAGGCCAGATCACATTGTCGCGATTGGCTGGAACGGCCACATTGGCAAAACTTAGATTGGCTGTGTAAGCGTAGTTTGCAGTCTGATCTTTCACGCTGATTATGGGACTGCGATAGGTTAGCCAACTGGGTGCACCATTGAGACCTGTGAGTCTAAACACGCCTGCTGAGGGTGTGCTAAATTGTATCTGGGCAGGAAACACTGTGCTGCTCCAACTGCAGCTGACATTGGCGGCCACGTTGCTGAGGTCTAGTGTGTAGATAATGGGTGCAGGCAAGCCACGTGCCAGGGTAATGTTG